TATATCGGCATGGTCACATTGTCGTTAAGAGCTACAGAATATATCAGCACATAGTCCTTGGTGCCGTCTGAGCGACGCACCTTACGCAGGGATGTCCGCATGAGTGGCCCATAGTGGGCACTTCCGTGCCATCCCTGCAGTGATTTGTGAACTTCCCTGATGTTATCCCACACCGACAAGGAACTTTTCTGCATTGCCACCGGAGCCCTTGATGATACCTGTGGCACCCTGGCGGCAACACGTATGGATATCTGCAGCACGCCGATCTGTATATTCTCCGATGTATTTGTCCAGGATGAGTTGTCGATGTCCACAAGGGCACATGGAAATTTTACAGGGGCCTCTCCCTCAGTATCCAGCTGCCCCCAATCTTCTGCTATATATCGCAACCCGGGGGCATTCTCTGAAAGGCGCAGCATAATGTCTTCAATGACCTGTTTCATGGTTTCTTTAAATATTTGGTTAATTGTTCTTCAATGCTCTTGAAGTTCTCATCGGCCACGCGTTGAACCAGGGCATCTACTTCAGGCCCAAGACCGATGAAGCGTCGTTGTGGTATCTTGATGTTTTCTCCGACGCGTTTGAGTGCCATAGCTTTGTAGAACTCAGCGTCACGGCTACTGCCGCGTGTACTTTTTTTATTTCCGCTTTTGTTTTTGCCTCCAATGGCCTGATAGTACATCATCCAGAAGTGGCCTTTCATGGCTTTTGTGACAGCGATCTCGCCGCCTTCGTTATGTATCTCAGCCCATGATAGGTGTGAGCTCCAGGTGATGCTGTGCGAGTCATCACGGGCCTGTATGCTCCTGCGTAGAGCTCCTGTGCGCTGCATCAGGGAGCCGCGCGAGGGCTCTCTGCCTGCCGGTGGCCACCTCTGGTCGAAGAACCCTTTGCGTTCAAAGTTACGGTCGAACTCATCGGTGAGTTCCACCTTTACATCCTGTATGATGTTGGATATAAAGTCGTCACCTATCATTTTTTTTGCCCTTTGTGTTGTTTTATAGAAAAATAACGTACATTTGCGTTAGATACTTAGGGAGGTTAGGGGCTTGCCCCGGCCACCCTGCCAGCCGCGGAAACGCGGCTTTTTTCTTATCTATATGCAATTACACTACCGTCACCAAGCACAAAGTACATAGTCTGGAATCTGTGTGTATGCTTCCCCTCATACATTGCGATCCCCTGACTAATCCGCTCCTTTGGAAAGGTGCTTTCATTCGGAAGATACACTACAGCGATGTTTGCACCCTTCTTTCTTGCGTGGTCCAATGCTCCTTTAATGTTGTTCTTTCCATCACCCAGTGATGTGCGAATTTCAAAGCGGAGATCATCCAAACGACCATCTGCATGTTTCACACCATCTTTGGCTTTTTTGAATAACTCTTGACCGAGGATGACCTTATGGCCTTTCGAGAATAGGATATCGCGGCATTCCTTCTCATAGTGCCCTCGGTTCGGGTCGAATATGTGCAGGCGGTGTGTGGCTTGTAACCCACCTGTTTTGGGATCAAAGGCAACGTCTGTGTAGTTCTTATCCGCCTTCAGGACTTTGTACTCCCGCTGACGGGTTTCAACATTCAGTCGTTTTTGTTTTTCCATCTCACGCACGATAAGGCACCCTTTGCATTTGTCTGGGATGCCGTCACCATCAGATAGCTGGGAGAGGCGCGAACACCCAGCAGACTTGGAGCATCCGTAGGGATGCGTTGGTGGAAAGATCACCTGTTTTTTCCCGGGATTGAACCGGAACATGGCGGCTTTGTTGTCTCCGGATGGGCCTATCTGTGTTGTGGCCATCTCACCGGCCTTCTGTGCTTCTGTGCTGTTGCTATGCTGGCTCTTGCCTTTTCTGACCTGCACAACGCGGCAGCGGCAACGCCATCCGTTTGGAGGAAAGTAAAAGTCCCAGAAGGGGTCTTCTGATGGGAGGGTGGTGTTATGGAGGGTCTGGTGGCTTGCTCTTACTTTGTCGTCAGCTGCCGTGCGGTACTGCAGATCATATCTGGCGCCGTCCTTGCTGAAGGATGCCCAGTGTGCAGCACTTTGTGAGGACTGCGTGGCGAAGATATATTCGGCCTCCAGATATTGCCTGTTGTAGGCCTTGTTGATGGACGTCACCTCGTCTCTAAACGTACTCCAGGGTTTGACGTTTCCTTGGTCGTCCAACAGCAATGATGACACCTCACGAAGGGAGGTATATGTCTTCATGCCAGAGAACACAAAGGTGTCAGAGCGCAGCCTTTGCTGCATTGCCTGTGGCATCTCTCGCCTCAGATGTGGTTCTATGGCTTGCCGCAGCACCTCATAGGTGGCCTCGGTGAGCCTGCGAGCATGGGGTGATGACATATCCTTTGCGGTGAACCCTCCTGTGGAGTGGACCTCTTTGGAGGCTGCGCTGAATGCGCGCTCGACCTTCTCATACCTTTTGTCCTCACCGGAAGAAAGCATGCATGGGTTAAGGTCTTGGTATACCTCTGTGATGACCTGGTGTATCCTTTTGAATACTGCTCTGTCACGGGCCGCCAGATCTACGGCCCCGGCACGAAAAAATCACCAACAGAGAGGGTATTCTGTGTCTGGTTGCGTTTCCCTGTAACTTCGATGCCAAACTTCTGCTTGAGCCATTCCGGTGCTATCTCCATATATGGGATCACGCCCTTGGTCCACTCCCATAGCTTGTCCAGATCCTCTTGTGGAAGGAATGCGAAGCGACAGCCAGTGGGGAGCAGGCCCATCCTGGTGATGGCTGGGAGTATAGAGTCGTTCCATACGTTCTCGGTCAGCGTCCTGTCAGACTCCACCAGACGGTTAAGCAAATCTATGGATGCCCGTTCCTTGGACTCGTTGCCATTCTTGGTATCCTGACCGATCACGGCGCCGGAGATCAGCAGTGACATCTCATTATTGCACAAGGTAATTAGGTTGGAGTAAACGTCGCCATTGGTGTCTACGCCTTTGGCAAATTCAAACTCCTCTGTCTCGTCGATAACAAACCACGCTGCGGCACCCATGTCCCGCATCATATTCTCGGCTCTGGAGAGCATCGTGCGGTCCTGGGTGTTGGTCTTCATAACCCTGGGGGGGATGCCGTAGATCTCGCAGAGTTCGCTCCAGCAGCTCTGAGCGAACTTCTTCATGAGCACATGCGGAACAGCCCGATTGATAAGACCAAGATTGTTGCGCTGTCCCACGTCAATGAGCCATGTGCCATATTCTGATGCCTCCCGGTAGGGGATATACGATGTGCTGTCGGCGTCGGGATAGAAGCGGCCCAACTCTGGGTCCACGTTGGTGCGTGGCACCAGACCCACGTTGAGAGAACTGTCATCAGATATGGCAAACTCTACAAGGGAGTGACCCCAAAAAACAGAGTCAACGATATGTTGGTTGAGCAGGTAATACCAGCGGCTCTTTTTAAGCATCTCCGTGGCTACCTTATCTTCTGTGCCGGTAGAGGAGAGTATCTGGAATGGGGCGTACACAGTCCTGTTCCTTCTGTTCTGCAGCTGAGAGAACAGTAGGGAGTCAAGGGTGATGTCGTTGTACAGTTTCTGAATGAGCACTCTCTTGGGGGTGTCGGCGTTTCCTGCCTGTTGCAGCGCTCTTTTCCAGGTGGCCATGTCGCTGCGGATGATGGACACAGACTTGCGCACGGTCTGTATGGCATAGCCCTGTCGTGCTGCAGGGGCCTTGCTGGGCTTTTTGGGTTGTGTGTTCTTCATCTTTTAATGTGCTTTTAAGGTGCCTAATCAATATCGTGGGTGAACTTCTGTCTGCTGCCCATCCTCCAGGGTATGGTGTCCTCCTCTTGGAGGGTCACCACTGGTAGTCCCGGGTTGATAACCGGTTTCCCGGCATAGTCTCCTGTGCCCGTTGCTTTCTCCAGCCACTGGATGGCACGATCGTAGCGTTCCCTGATGTGATCATAGATAACATCGACATTGCTCAGGCGACAGGCATACCATACGGCGATGGACTTGCACAGCTCCAGGATCAGCGCATTGCGGCTGATTCCCGTGGCAGAGAATATGGCCGTGGTGTCATAGCGCGCTCTACCGTCATGCCACTGTCTCTGGTTGCTCGGATTCAGATAGGATGTCATCTCCTGAACGGCGGCCTCGATGGCCATGACAATGATGTCATCGTCGCTTTCTGTTATCTCATCAATCTGATATCCGTAGATAGCTGATTTGAGTTCTGAGGGTTCTATAAACATGGTTAGAATTTATGTGAGGTTCTGGTTCCCATAGCGTAGTTGGTGCCTTGCGATCGGGTGCGCTGGCTGAGCATCCACACCCCACCCTCCAAGGCATCTGGAGCGTCGTCGTTGGTGCGGCTGCCTTTCTCAAACATCAGCAGCTGATCCACCAGGGTCTTCATGCCCGGGTGGTCTCTCTCCTTCTCGTTGAGAATCATCATGCCGCGCTCAAACAATGGCTGGAGGGCCTCTATGCGCGCAAACTTGTCGCCCTTGGATCGCTTATCTCCCCGAATAGGTATCTGGTGCCCACAGATATTACCCACCTTTCTGAACTCGTCAAGGAGCAAGTCCTGCAGCATATTGGCCTCCATATAGTAGAGCACCGGCACCCTTCCTGCAATCCAGCTGTCGATCTCATAGTGCCAGGATATCATCTGGGTGATGCTACACTGGTCTGCGAAGACTTTTATCACGTGATATTCACCCTCCTGTGTCTTACCTACCAGTACGGTAGCCTTATAGTCTGCCGTCCGGCTATCTTTGAACGAGGGGTCTGTATAGCATATCAGCGTTCGGTACTGCTTAGGGTCTAACATCTTGCCCCACCTTATGTGCTTTTGCATGAATACTGTGCCCTCGTTGATGGGATTATTCATGTACTCCTTCTGGAACCGTCGTTCACCCACGAAGGCCCTGATGCCCTGGATCTCCTCCAGGGTGTAGTTGCTATCCCAGGAAGGCTTTCCATTTCTGTCTAAGGCGTTGACAACGGTATGATACACCCCGGCACACTCAGCATAGCGGCTCAGGATGCTGTCCTTTCCAATGCGGTTGCCCACCATGATAAAGCGTCCTCGTCCCATGGCCATGGTGCCTATGAGTGCAGACAGACACCAGTCCAGGGCCTTTCCTACCAGTCGGGGATTGAGGCACAACTCGTCGTCATCGATGTCGTCCACTGCGATGTAGTCCGGCCTCTGCCCCCGGTATTTTACACCGCGCGGGGACTGTCCCCGTCCCAGGGCTCGGAAATAACATCCGTCAGTGGTGATGAACTCACCTTCTGCCCATGATCCGCTCTGTACCTGTTCTCCAAAGTCGTGGCGCAGCGCCTCGTTGTACTGCAGTTCTGCCTGCAAGTCTGAGAGCAGCCTGACGGCGGAGTCCTCGCTTTTCGATGCCAGGATCATCAGGCCAAG